GGTGCCGCCCTAACCCCCAGACTGACACTGCAGGCTAAATATAATAAATGACGATAATATTCAGGTAAAGTTGCGAGTACCTCAAAGCCCTCTTTTATGTGTGGACGTAAAGGTCCGATAAATACACAAATCGCAGGAACCATCAGGGCTAGTAAAACAAATTCGTCTTTCCAGCTCCCCTTCATTTGGTCTACAGCCGAAGCCTCCCACGCCACTTTACCTGCGATTTGCTGCTCTTTGAGGCTCTTCTGTGCCTTAATCTCAGTCAGTTTTAGGTCTGCTTTGGCTTTTTTTGTCTCAACGAAGCCTTTTACTGCATCTCCCACCATATTTGCGATGGGCCCTACTAAAAAATTCATCATTTTTTCTTTACTCCCTTAATTTTACCCTTGTTTATGCTTGCATAAAACACTTTTGCACCTTCTTTCTTGCCGTATGTCTTTGACATGGCTTTTTTTATCTTTTTACCCTTCTTGTTTAGGGGCATTTGCTCTTTCTCTTGCTACATTTGCTCGTAAATCTGCAATATCATAGCCTTGTTGTATTTTTTTGTCGTCTAAAATCTGTTTGTAATCAAATTGATTCTCTTTTAGACCTTGTTGCTCACCTTTCAGTTGTGCATCCATCTCCATTTGAGACTGTCTTAATGCTAATTCTTGTTGTTTTAGTAAAACTAACGGATCTACTTGTTGATCTTGTAGTGCTTCTTGCTCCTCTGCTATCATTTGTTCAGTAATTTTTACAATTTCCTCATCAACAAGTTGTTGTTTTAACATTTGTAACTTTTGTATTTCTTGTGGAGGCACATTTTCACCAAAATCTTTACGCAATCTCTCTGCTTCTTCCACTAATGCTCTATCAACTTGTTGTTCTGCTAAAAATGACACGTGTTGATTGATGTGTGAAGCTAATGTTACGATCGCCATAGGATTACTTTTTACTAAAGATGAAGATAAAAATATTCTGTGTGCTTGAATATGTTTTGCATGATCTTGTTCTGGAAAAGCTTGCAGCGGTTGACCACGTAAAGTTACACTATGCTCTAATGCTGCATTCGCTGGTTGTGGTCCTTTTGGTAAGGGGAGTATTTGTTCAATATCTTTTACACCTAACGCAATATACATTCTTCTGTAGGCTTCATACAGATTATGCATTTGTGGATTAGATTGTGCTAATTGTAATTGGTTTTGTGCGAGCGTCACTCTTTGTGACATTGAAAAAATATTTGGATCTGAGACAGGTAAAATATCTATAGCATCAGCAAAGTCCACTTGCTTTATTTCTCTTGGACCGCCTGCTACCGCATAAGGATATACTGGTGGTAAAACTAGTTGAAATATTTTTGCTAATAACTGAAACTCTTTTTTCTGTGCATAATGTAATCTTTTATGAACAGCAGACATAACTTTTGTGCCACGCTCCATGAGAGCCATGGTTGTGCCAACAGGAGTCTGTGAACTTCCAATCTCTGATAACTGCATATCTGCAACGGTTGCAAATTGTTTTGCTGCATCGACACAAAAACCTAAAAGTTGCATTAATGTTTGATCAGGACCTTTATATGGTAAAGGCATCAATGCTTCTCGAATTATACCATTTGGTGCATCAACATCTCTAAACTCTCCAGGTTGTAATGGTTGATCATCGTCACGTATTCTTAAACCACGTGATTTAAATCCTGCTGGTAAGTTAGATAATGTGCCTGCATCTAATAGTTGACGTAATGCTGAAGTGGCTGATCTTGTCAGTCCACCAATCATGTGAATTAAACCAAAGCCATAAAAACCTAAACCTGGTAGAAACTTATAGTGTACGAAATAATCATTTTTCTTTTTAAAGACATCACCTTCATTGTAATTTCTGTATACAGATAATACGCCATTAGAACCTTTATCTATTGTTACAATGTATGGTAATTTAATTCCACTTGGCTCTCCGTTTTTAGAATTAATATCTTCAAAACCCTCAAGGTCAAGATCGACATGCATTTCAAGAAGTTCAACCATATCATCAGAGGCATAACTTCCCGGTGATTCTCCATCGATCTCATCTTTTTTTTCTTGTAGGTCTGATGCATTTGATCCATCATAACCCTCTCCATTAATATCCATGTAAAAACCAGAGACTTGTTTTTTACGCAAATCATTCTTTGTCATTTTAACGACTTGAGTAATTCTCTCACAATCGTCTAAATCAGAACACC